ACCACAAGCTGGAATGCCAAAGCGGCGCCTGTTGTGCGTTGCGCTGCCGATACCCCGACTGCAGACAGCGTACCTAGGTCCGCTACATCGAACTCGCTGTCGTATCCGAATGGCATGGAGCGGCTCCGGTGATGTGAGGGCTAGGGGTGCCCCGCCTGGTGGCAGACGGGGCGTTTCTGCTGGGTATCAGCCGTACTTGTTGACGCCGATCGCGCTCACAGAGAACGTGAACGAGGGAGTGGTGCCGCCGATCGTGTAGGTCACGCGGATAAAACGCCGGGCTTCGTCCTTACTGATCGTTAGCGATTGCTGCGAAGCAGTGGTGGTTACGCGGGTGAATGCGGCGCCGGTGATGGCGGTGTACGTGCCCGCCAGTGTGTCGCTCGATTCGACCGTAACGTCGAGAGTGGGCGTCGTGCCGGTTCCGGCGGCGGAATCGAGCACAAGGTAAAGGTCGCCGTCGCGTGCCTGCATGTCCACACCAGTGGCACTGCCGGTGGCAGTACGTGCCGCGGTGGCGTGGAGCGTGGAGAGCTGGAGTTTATCCAGCGCCTGTTGGAGAATGGTCATTGGTCGGCCTCGGGTGTGGGAGCTGGCTTGCGGATCCGCTTGGCAGCCTCGGGAGTGGGCTGCGGCTTGGGCTGGGCTACCTGTTCGATGCTCGGCTCAGTAGGCGGCGAAGGCTCGGCGGCAGGACGCGCCTTGTTCATGCCGATAAGCAGAGCAGCCGTAGCCGGGGCGGCATCGATGACGGAGCCGGCTTGGACCGGCTCCCCAGCGACGATTACGGAACGAGTGATTTCGATCCACATGGCGATCAGGTGCCGAAGCAGAAGGCGCCGGGCTGCTTGACGGCGAAGTCAACGTCCTGGAGTGCGATGATCCGCACGGTACCGGCAGTGCTACCGGCGGAGCGATCCACGGTGAGATCGAGGCCGGACCACATGCCAACGACGAACTGCGAAAAATCTCCGAACAGGCAATCGTTGCCGGCAAGCTGGTTGCTGACGATGACGGGGTAGCCGTTGATCTCGTTGTTCTCGTAGACGAACTGCGCGGCCGAACTGGTGGACTTTTCGGTACTTTTGAGAGCGCCGCGTGCAGCGGCATTCACGATGTAGCGCATGGAGCCGGCATCGGCGTTAGCAACGGCTACATCAGTTTCCATGGCGATGTATTCCGCAAACGTACCGTAGGTGGTGATCGTTTGCGTGCCGATGCCTGTGGTGTTCGTCAGACCGAGAGGCTGGTTCGTGGAACCTGTGCCGTAGATGGCAGTGCGGTCCAGCTCAAGAGCGATTACGCGAGCAAGATCAGTGCGGATCATGCTCTCGACATCGATTGAGGACTGCAGCAGAAGACGCCTGCTGTAGTCAACAAAAGCCCCGATGGTTTTGGGCGTCATGTTCACCTGTTCGATTGCCTGCTGGCTTTCGGTAGGCGAAGCATTCTCACCTACCCAGTAGGCGGTCGCGGCTGAGGTTTGCTTCGGGATGCTGATGTTGCCCTGCAGGCCGCTAAGCATGGTCAAGCCGGCCTGCATCATCGCCATGCGATTGCGCAGAAGATCGATGAAACTGCCGGACAGGAGTTCAGTGGCTACCAGGTTACCGCCTGCGGTGGAGGTGCCGACGACGAGATCGCGACGAAGCACCTCGTTGGGGACGACGATACCATTGGAGGCACGCTCATACTTCTTGGCAGCAGCTTCCCCTACTTCGATCTCGAAGGCAGCAGCTTCGCGAGTAGCGCGGTCGCCGGGGTTGGTGAGGTAGTTGATGGCGCGAAGGAAGGAGAAGCTGCGAGCTTCCTTGTCCGTAAGGCCGACTGAGTTTGTATCGCTATCGTGTACCCGGCCTTGGTATTCGACACGGGTGCGGCCAAGTTGATTCAGCACGGCTTCACGGGCTTGTTCGATGGTCGAGTCGTTGTTAATCAGGGTATCAGCTAAGTCGTTGCCGACTTTGTGTTGCTCGCACATAGCGCGAATGGTCGCAACGCGCTCACGCTCGGACTGCCGAGCGGCGGATTGGACCTCCTGGACATTGATGGTCTGTTCCATGGGTGGAGGATCTTTGGGGGCGTCAGTTCCGCGCTCGGCGGTCTGCTTAGTACCTAGTGTAGACTCCGCTGCTTGATCTGCTTCGTGCGACATAGGCAACGTGGCGGCGTTTGGAGTCTCGTCGAGCGCTCGTCCTACGCCGACAGTCTGATCCGCTGGCACGCTTACGGAGGACACTTCGAGTACGTTCCAGGCGACTACGTGCATATCGCCGTTTTCGGCCTCACGTACGTCGTTTACTTCATAGGCGAATGATACGTTTCTGATAATACCTGCTTCGATGTCACGACGCCGTTTGTATTCTTCGCTTCCTTTCTCGTCGGTATTTGGGCTCCATTTCGTTTTGACATACAGGCGTCGATCGGATCCGAGCCATGCCTTCTCCGCAACCCCTAAAACTACGTCGCGGTTGTGGTTCCAAAGCCAGGGACCGCCATCGTTCATACGACCTAAGTCCATTGCGCCGTGGTCATGCACCAGGACTTCGCGGCCCCACCAGCGCTCTACCGGAGCCTCGGAGCTGAAACTGAACGTGAGGCCGGCATTGTCGCTTTCTTCGATGCGAAGACCCTGAGGCGCTTCACGTCGAAACACCTCTTTTCGTAAGTCTTTTACGTCGATTTTGTTGTTCATGGCTTTGCCTGTTGCGGGCTCGAAGGACAAGGGCCTGTAATCGTGAGCGCTAAGCCACTCCTTAGCTTCGCTAACCGTAAAGCGCGTGGCATCGAACCGCAAGGCTTGTAGACGTACGGGATCGTCGCCTTTGAGCCCGTAGATGGAGTCTACGCCTTGAGCAAAATCGTTATTCTTTCGGCGAAAGCTGTCGAACTGCGCAGGATCCAACAGGCGGGCTGCGTGTTCGTTGGGGTATGGCCTCTGCTCTAGGTCGCGATCGTCGTTGGAGTCGGAGGAAGGGGCAGGAAGCGCCTCTATTTTGCGCAACGTCGAAAACTTGTGACCTACCAGGGTTTCGGTTTCGTTCCAGCCGTCTCGCTCGGGGCGGTAGATACGGATCAGAGCGGCTGGGTCGTCAGCGGTAGCGTCGATGCTGAAGGCGCTGCCTGGTACGCCGAGCGTGCCTGTGCGCATTACGTGCTCAATACGGCCACGGGCAGTGCCGCCGCTAGACTGCCACGCAACAAAGTCGCCTTCGTTAAGCTCGCCTGCGGCGGCTCGCATCGCTGCTGCGGCTGCAAATACAGTGTCGGGGTCGGCTACGGACCGCCCTTCAGGCTGACCATTCAACAAGGCTTCTGGGATAATCCAGAACTTGCACACACCTTCTGGGGCAATATCACCTTCAACAATTTCGCAACCACGCGGCCCTGCGTAGAAAACACAATTAGCGCACTGCATACCCTCAGCACTGAAAGGGCTGGAGGGCATGTAGTGAGCGCCGTGGGCGCCGCTGCCTTGGTCGAACTGCCCAAAGTCGTCTACAACTTCCTCCAGGGCTTCGTACAATGCATACTGTGTAGATGTGAGGTCGGGCGTAAGCTCGCGTTGTTCAGGCTCCGCACCATGGGATTTATCTGTTGCGTTCTTTATTGTCTTAGCTTTAGCGTCGGACCACGTTTTGCCGGGATCTCCGCCCCAGGCGGCCCAGGCGACCCTTCCTGGCGAGGGGTAGGCAGGGCTGCCGGGGGAATAGCCCTCACCCTGCTTGTCTACCTCATGGCGAGCAAACCATGCGCTCATGACCAACACGGTGGCTGGGCTTAACTCGTTGCCGCTGAGGATCTGAGTAGCGCGGCGTGCGGCGACACTGGTTCCGCCAGCGCGTCCATCGGCTTTCCAGGCACGATACCGCTCAGCCTCCTTGCGCATACCCTCAGTGGGCATCAAGTTGATTTCGGTGCCGTTTACGGTGGCCATGTCGAGCAGGAAACTGTCGGTGAGACTTACGGGCGTTGCGACTTAGCCGCGGCGCTCAGATCCAAGCGTAGGTTGAGAGGCGCGGGTTCTCCGTCTAGGTGTAGCGGTACAGCATTGCGATCCGGCGGCGGCGCTGGTGAGTCGAACGAAGCCGGCGGTACGGATGGCGCAATCGTGGGCATAACACCGAGTCGCTCTTTCAGCTCATTTTCTTTAGCGATACTACTCATAGTGTTTACAAAGTCGTTGCCCGTATATTCCATGATCTGTTCGGCGTGGGTTTGCAGCTGCAAGGCACGGCTCATTTCCATGGCCTTCATTTCCTTAGCAGGATCAACCCAGCTCCAAGCACGCGCTTGCCAGTGCGGAGTGTTGTAGCGCTCAGGACGCGACCATACGTCGCTAAACATAGGCATAGGAAGGTCGCTAAGCGCTGCAGCACTCAACCATTCCTCGAATACGCGCTGGTGTACTTGTTGGATAAGAACGGACTGGATCACGCGCCAGTGGTCGCGATCTTCTAAGATGCTTAGACGTGATGAACTGTAGTTCGTTTCGGAGAAGTCACGACTTAATGTCTCGTATGAGCATCCGTAGCCGGCAGCGAAACGCCGAGCAAGTGTGCGGACCACGGCCTCGTACTGTCCGTCATCGGGTCCGAAGTCGGGCGGGATGGCAGTTTCGCCTGGCAAAAGGAAGTTATAGCTGCCCGGTTCGGTATTCCAAAGGCGTTTGTTATCTTCAAGGGCTGGTGTTCCGTCGGGATTTGTACTTCCAAACGCATCCGGCTCCGGTGTTTGGATCCAACCGAGGCTATTGGCTTGAACACGCTTACGAGTCCAGTGCGCCTCTTCGTACTTAGCGAGGTTCCAAGATGTGGTGATGATTGAAGCGAACCAGGGCACTCCTCTTGTCTGACCGACGCGCTCCGGTAGGTAGACGTGAATGAAGTCGGCGGCGTCTACGAACAGATGCTTTTCGTTTGTGTTTGTATAGGTGGCGAACTCTACGTCTCCGGGATGTTTGCGGAGGATTGCGTAGCGAGTTGGTCTGCCCCACTCGTTCAGTTCAACGCCCATACGCCAGTAGTGGTTGGGTCTGTCGCTTATTCCGGTGTACTCGTCGTCTAGCTGATCGGATTCGATTAGCTCTAAGCTGAGTGGAACTTTGCTGCGGCCCATGGGCTGGCGGACCAGGCGAATGCCTATCTCTCCTGATTCGGGTAAAGCGCCGGTTATTGCGAGTTCGATTCCGTGGAAACTTAGGCGGCCGGTTACGTCGCAGGAGTCGGAACGGCACCAACGGTTCCAGGCGGAGAGCAATGCGGTGTTGCGGCGTTCGTCCTTCTCCTGGCTATCTATGCGAAGCACCTGAGGTTGCATTTGGATGCCACGGGCGCCAATGACGTTGATTTGGGTGGTGCGTTTGGCTTGGCGTGCGTAGGGGTTGTCGCGGACCAGGGCACGGCTGCGGTTGCGCAGCACTTTGAGGCTGCCGCGGATCTCAGCATCGGCGCTGCTGCCGGAAGCGTAGAAGTCGGCGGTGAAGCGGTTCCACCTGGCGGCGTCGTAAGCCCGCCGGCCCCATCGTGACGATTTGGTGATTTGGCGGAGGAACCAGGTGCGGAGGCCCATGGCAGATCAGGTGAAGCGGACGTAGATGGAGCGACCGTCGCCCCTACCGTTGACGACGTTTTCGGCGAGCTTTTCGCGAGCGACATCCGCCTTGAGACGATCGCGCCATGCGATCAGTTGCGCGAGGTCAGCACGTTTTACCATGCGACCTCCAGTAGGAGTGCCGATTCGATATTCCTGTGCTCCCGTTGCGAGTGCCCTTATCGCGACTTCAACCGCATCAAGGTCTATCTGAGCTTGACTGCGCAGGTCGAGGGCGGTAGGGGAACCTACATAGGCCAAAGAAGGGAGTACAACGAATCCGCCATTACGTTCTGTTGTGGGCTGTAAGGAGGTGGCGCTGACTGCTTGGTAGTACCATTGACCGGCGGAGAAGGCCGCTGTTGTAGCTGCAGATAAAGCGAATGACCAAACGCCGTTGCTCAGTGTGCCGGAAGCTGTGGCGCCGGCCGTAGTGTTAGTGCGAAAATAATAGACGTAGGTGTTAGCGTTTGGCGCAAAATCGTCCGTCCAGCTTACGGCATCGCCTGCGTATATTTTTGGTGGGAATGCCATCGACGGTGCGCATTTCGTGTAAGTCTAGGCTGTAGGCGGTGCAGTGATATGCGCTATGGCATGATCGCTTCGGCGGACCTAGCGGTTGAGCACGTTAAAGGCGGCGGCGGAACGAGGCGACGCCTGCGGCGCGTCGTCTGGCGATGGGCGTAGTTTGCGTTCCAGCTGATCCCATATAGTGCGGCGGTCGTATAGTTGGTAGAGGCGGTGCAGCGAAGCGTAGGCGTAGACCAGTTCGTCTAAGGCTTCGTTTGCTTGGTTGCTTTTCTTTACCCACACTCGCTGCGGGAAGCCGTTTTTGTAGCGCATTACCTGCTTTTCGGCCGTAAGCTCCTCGAAGTAGTCTAAGGGTGTCTTGCTGTGAAAGTGCAAGTAGCCTGGACCGGGTTCGTTGTGCTTTAGACGACCGAATAGAAGAGATTTTATTGCGTCGGAACCGACGGGGAATACCTGGGCTCCTTTGCGGAGCGTCTGACCCTTGTGGTTGAGGTCCACCTTGCTGGCCTTGCCGATCGGCGGCTTGCCCTTTGTTGACATGCCTTTGATGGCGATTACGCCTTTGGCAGCACGGTCGCGAGCGTAGGCATAGACGGCGGCAGTGTGGTGACCGCCGGAGTCAATGGCGCAGATGCTTATGCGAATGTCGATGCCGTCCTCGCTCAGGAAAGGGCGTGCCAGCACTTCGTCCAGCTGTTTCCATACGTCGGGGCGCGATGGATCGCCGTATAGCTTGCTGCGGTCTATCAGCCACGCCTCTTCCTCTCGTCCCCACGCCCACACGCTGAGGCTCAAGCGGTCGTCTTGGCAGTCGCATCCGATCGTCAGAGCCAGGGCGGTGGACGGAACTATCAAGGCTTCGTAGGTTTCTTGGGCGGAGCGTTCCAGCAGTGCGGAAGCTCCGACCTTCGAGGCGTACTCATCTTCCCACACTTCTCCTAAGACTGTGTTTACGAATGTTTTTAGTTGCTCGGCGTCGTTCTTGGAGTCTAGGAACTCTTCGACTAGGTTTGCCCACGTAGCGTTGGGGGAATAGGAGTAGGCGGCCCATATATGGAAGCTGATGTGTTTTCCGTTGCCTGGTACGGTGGAACGCCATTCGCCTCGCTCGACCATCCAACGCTTCTTGGAGTGAGGGATTAGCTGATTGCAGGACTCACACTTGTAGGCGGCGGTAGCTGGGTCGTTGTCGCTCCAGGTGAATTGAGTCCACCGCAGATATTGCATGTGGGCGCAGTGGGGACATGGCACGTAATAGCGGCGCTGATCCCCTTGTAGGAACAGGCGTTCTATGCGGCTGAAGTCTTTTATTGTTGGGGTGGAGCCTGCAACGATTTTGCGGTTCCAGTAGTATTCTGTACGACGTATGCCTAGCTTTATTTGATCGCCTTCTTTTCCTGCGGACGTTGGGTAGCCGTCGGTTTCGTCAAACAGTACAACACGTCTACTTACGCGACGAAAACCACGCGGAGAGTTTGCGCCAACTAAGCCTAGTGTGCCGCCTGGGAATTGCTTTTGTAGGATTGTGTTGGCGCCGTCTTTAGCTTTTGCGTCACTCACTAAGCCCACTAAGCAAGGGGTGTCGCGCAGCATAGGGGCTATCTCTTCTTTAGAGTAGCCTTGCGCATCTTCGACAGTAGGTAGCACTAACATTATCGGACACGGATCTTGGTGAATGTGATACGCTATTATATGGTTTAGGATCTTACTGTAGCCCACACGCGCTGACTTCATTAGTGACACTTGCTCAATCTGCGGGTCACTTATGGCATCCATTATTTCTTTCTGGTAAGGTAGCGTGTGCCAACGTCCGCCCTCGGCGCTGCTTTCTACGCTAAGGAATGCGTAAGTATCTGCCCATTCGCTTAGTGTAAGGCGGCGCGGCGGCTTGAATGCCTTGTAAGCGGCGTTGGTTATGCGTAACAGTGTAGAAGGGATGGGCGCTTGCATGTGTACCTGCTTACGAATCGGGAGTAGTTGCGAGGTCTTCAAGAGCTTCGCGCACAATATCGTCCAATATACCTACAGCGTCAGTGTCGAGGTCTGGAATACGCTGTTTGGCTTTTGTTGGAATACCTAGGAGCTTTGTACGGGCCATTGTGATGATCTCTACCCACTTAGCCTCTACTTCCTCCGCTTTTACCAGAATCTGCTCTTTTTGCTTGCGTTCTAGCTCTAAAAGTTCGGCTTTTAGGTGTTCTGTGCGTGCGCGGGACTCGTTGTAATCGGGTATTGACTCGTCAGTGCGGGCCAGCTCACTGCTGCGGGGCGAGGGGGTTGTCTCGCCTGGGCGAAGAGGGGTGCGCTCAATCGTTCCAGCGGGGGGCTTGGGTCCGCGGCCTACGCGCTTCTGGGTGTTGCGCTCCCACTCCTCGCGCATGGTGGCGGAATTTACGAGTTCGCGACCGTCTCCAGTGCGTACCACAGACAGTCTGTTTGTGCGAATCGCGGCGTAGACCGCTTCGCTGGTGACGCCAAGGGCGCGTGCGGCGTCCGCCTTAGTAATCAGTGCCATGTTCTCCAGTGTAGCGTTATTTATAGCCCGTGGGCAGAAATCCCGTGCTATGATGGCCGGTTTTTAATTTTTTAGGGGTAGGGGTAAGTATGTTCTTATAGCTATCGAAACAACTTTTTGGTGTCGTGCCTAGAGATAATTTGCGCTCCGAAACCCCT